CGCTTCTATCTGACGTTGGTTAATCATTGACTAACTCCTTTAGTATATCTGATATAGATTCAAATGCTAGCCCCTCAGCTAAACCTTTCCCTTCAAGATAACCATATAAGAACATGACATTCTCTTTGATAGATTCTTTGTTCATTTTCGCCACCAGCTTAGGCGCACGTTGTATGAGTAAACCTTGAAATGTAGTTTACCTTTAGTCAGCTTTACTTTCATCTGCTTTCCCATTTTTTGGAACCTCCTTGACTTGATACTTTTCTTTATCGTAAGCTTGCAACTGGCGAGCCATGTCCAAGCGCATTTTGCCTTCTTCCAAGTTACAAGGGTCAAAGTAAACTTTTAGTTTGCCTCCCTTGGAAGGAGCTCCCACCTCGTAACTAGATGTGAAACGGTCTTCTGTTTGTTTAATATTTTCTGTTGGCGCATTTTGCCTGATAGGCGTGGCTTGACCTGAAGGCTTTTCAGCTTCACCTAAAAATTCTATAAAATTTTTATATTTTCCTTGCTCTCTAACCCTAACTTTAACCCATTTGTTGCGCATGGCTAATTGTACTAAGTCTTCGTTGACCTTGATAGTGTCATCGAAAGCAGTGTACGTTCCTGCGTTAGTGTCGTACCTATTGAAATAATTCTTTGTCTGAGGGTTCCCATCTTTATCTTTCGGCCTGATGGCCACGCTGTCCAGGCGGACGATTTTTTCCATTTGCTTTGCTCCTTGCTACTTCCAATGTAGCGTTTTGATCTACAGACTTAGTTTTATACCCACAAGATCCACAAGTAATCATGTATAACTTACTTCGAGTTTGTGTAACGTGTGAACATCTTCCACATAAAACCATTCGTACCATAGTACTATTCTAGTAGTGGTGGTAGTTTAAATAATTATCGGTTTTGGAGTATATAAGTCAACAAAACTACATTCCTCTTTTGTACCTGTTAGCTACCCTTGTGTTCTTTGCCACCAAGTTTGTAGTTCTCCCAGAAGTTTTAGTAGTGCCAGCAGTTAGACCAGAAGTTGGAGGGTCACGGTTTGCTATAGCTCGCGTGCCTTTGCCGCCTTTACTACCAGTAATGGTAGCCATTATGCTTCCCTCTCTACCTTAAAGACAACCCAAACAGATTCTCTGCCTGGAACAGGTACAACCATTACAGAATCAGTGGTTGCAGCTAAATTCAGAAGGTCAACTTGTGTTTTAATGGCTGCAAAACCCTCTGCAAATGCAGGTGTACTACAAGTTAAATCTCCGCTTGCCATTATTGTTTATTCTCCATTTTTTTCAAACCTTCTAAAACCTTACCTTGATTGTTCAAAACATTTGTCACGTTCTGAAGCTGAATTTCTAATACTCTAACCCTTTCACTCATCTCGCAAAGCAGTTTTACACTTTCCATTTAATTAAAGAGCCTGGAACTTTGATTTTAGTTCTTTTAGGTCGCTTATCTGAGTTTCTAAAAGTGCTACCTGAGCATCTAAACCCTCTAAGGTGTACTCTTTTTTATTTGTTAAGGTCATGTCTTCAGAAACTTCATACTTTTGCAAGCCTGTTTCGTTCGCGTTTTCTAGTTTAGTGTATAATTTAGTCATGTTTTATTTCCCCCTAACTTCCGTGTGTGTAAGCAACTAAATAATAGATAGTTCCACCAATGTCTATTGCCACCTGGTGGCTGATTGTCCCAACGGAAGTTATTGCGTCAGCCACGAATTTCATGTTAGGCTCATCCAAGGCGAATGTACTTAAATCAATCCCTCCTGGAACGCCAGCACCAGCGTTATCATTAACGATCTTGACCGCGAAGATGTCAGATGCGCTGTTGACGTCCATGTCGATCTCGATCGCGTTACCTACACCATTCTGGTCAATGAATATCGCCCTCTGTGCAGCGTCTTGTTGTAATTGTAAACAAGTTGCACCAGTCGCAGCAGTATTATCATTAGTTACTTGAACCAAAGACCTTGTACCAGTATCAGCACTATCGGATACAAAATTTGCAACCTTTCCTGTTGTCAAAGAGTCAGCATCAGATATAGATAATATACTACCCGTTGTTGTTGCAGGTGTAACTATCCTAATCACGTCAGCGGTTGTAGCCTCAGAGTCTATGTTTATAGCTTCACCATTACCATCTTGGTTAATGAATAAACAACGTTCAGCTGCATCTTGGACCAAAGCTAAAACTGTGCCATTCACCGCGGAAATGTTCGCGTTTTGTATTGAAACCAAATTTCTAGCCCCAGTAGATGAAGAGTTGGAAACAAGATTTAAAATTGATCCAGTTGTCAAACTGTCAGCGCTAGGGACTGTTATAATATCTCCAGTAGTATTAACTGTACTGAGGAAATCCAAATAATTCTCAGATGTGGAACCCTCATTTATCCTTAGCTTATGTTGCTCGTACGGATCATCTCTTTGATTTCTTCCCATTTTTTGGAGACTCCTTTTCTACAGCTTTTGGTTTCTTTGGCTCTTCCTTAACAACCTTTTTTGCTTTTAACCAAGGGTGCTTGGATAAAATGTCATCTCTTGCAGAGTCGTAGCCGACTTTACAGTAATGATCGTACAACCTTTGAACGTTTTCTTTAGTCATAGTTTTATACCACTGTGTCCGTGATTAAGTGTACAGCTTTCGGGTCAGTTAACAAAGCTTCGCCTTCTTCCCAAACCCTGATCTTTTTACCGATACCTGGGTCATCTACAACTACTGACGTGGTTGGCATGAAACTTTTCCATGTGCACGCACGTTGAGGTACAAACACTAAAGCGTAGTCAGTTGTAGCGTTTACACTTACCACAACTTTCAAACCTAAGATTTCCATTAGTACACCGTCCACTACCTTTTGACTTGAAAAGCCAGGGATGCTAGAACCTTTTACATTGATCAAATAATTGATAAGATTCTGGTTCTCTGTAGGGTGGATGTATAAGATCGCACCTTCAGCGTTATAACTTTCAAGCTGCAAGTTCTTTTTAGCAACCAGTAAGTCGGTGATAGGGTCTCCTGTAGAAATGTCATCCCACCCGTCAGCCGTAGCAGCTGCCGTGTTAATGTCTGATGGAGATAACGACTCAGTTAACACGTCATAAATTCTTGTGTCAACTTGTTTACCTACAGCGCGTACCAAGTCTCTTACGTTTGTAGCTAAGATGTCTACGTCAGAGTCTTTGATATCTTCAATTGTCAAGAGAGGAGACTCTACAAAGTACTTCCTCACGTAAGATGTTCTCCTTGTCCAAGTTTGTTCAACAGATGCTGGCCTGGATTTGAAGCCAGTGTTAGCAATGTGCGAACCTGTGATCCCTGTACTATCAGTTGAGTCTAAGAACCCGGATGTTTTCTGGTACCATCTTAGTTCCCTAGCTGAAGTAGTTGCGACTGTACAAAACTTCTTCAATACTAGCATTTCTTCAGCGAAACCTTTCGCTAGCTTATCGATGTTTAAGCCCCTTATGTCTGCTTGCGCGTTGCCGTCTGCCATTATGCTAGTTGTCCTGCCCAAGGCCGTAATTCGTATAAGAATGTGTCTGTGTCAGATGCCGTTTCCAAGGCTATACCAAACTGTTGTTCATTGTTCACGTCAGCTACGATTAATTCGTTTGCCACAGTGTGTGATGTTAACGGGTCGCCTACAGTGATAGCTTCACCAGCTAAGCCGCGAAAGATGCCTCCCCTGTACACAGCGATCTTTGTCTTCCCGTCGTTTGCGATCTTTTCTTCGGCAGCGATGCCGCCCACAATGTCGTCTGCCCCATCGCTTGCAGCTACAGTCATAGGATCTGCTAGCTTCAGCATAGTCCCTTTTTCAATCCCTACGCCATCAGCGCAAGTGAATGGGATAGGTAATTCTGTTTCATAAATAAGAACGTGTTCGTTTGCCATACTGTAATATATAGATAGAAATAATATAAAAAGATTTGGGTCTTAACTTAAGAATCTTCCGTAGGCGACGTGGCGACGAAGGACCCACCAGAGCCGAAGGGAGTACTTATTTTTTGTTCTTCTCATCCATTATCTTGACCCTTGCAACCTTGAGCAATTCTTTATTTAGTAAGATCTCGTTGGCTAAACTTTCTAACTCAGCCTCGCATCGCTCCTTGATCTTAGTCCAGAATGCTTCTTGTTTGCTCACAAATTTCACGCCTAAATCTTTGGGATGTTTCATAGTTCACCTCTTAACACTCTTGCAGCGTACTCTTTAGGAGTTTCTTCTTTAGGTTGAGGTGTCTCTTTACCTGCCGAACTTTTACCGCCAAGAATATCTTCAGCCATAAGTTTCTCTCTCTTCTGTAAGAGTTGCGCCTGTTCTCTATTAGCTTTTTGTATCTGGTCAAGGAGCTCTCTAGCTTCCTCGACAGGTGTTTGTTTAACGTCGTTTTCTTCCATTTTTTTCATCCATAAAATAAATCACATTATTCATAGCCCTAGTGTTGTCTGATATAATGCGACTCATTTTTTTATTGTACCAGTACCTTTCAGTAAGTAAACTGGCTGTCCATAATCCGAGAGGACCGTAAGTTAGGAGTAACTGATCTACTGCCATTTTATAATGTTTGCTCAAACTGTTCTTGTCTTAACCTTGCATCTTTCTCTGAAGGAGTCTCATTCTTAGACCCTTCGAAAGCTTTGTTCTTATTGATCTGCCTAGCTTCATCAACTATAGCGTCAGGTAGATCAAAGTAATCTAACTCACCTGCCAAGACGGCGTCGGCACCTTCCTGTGCTGTAAGACCAGCTGTGGCTGCTTCTAACTCTGACTGTTTAGCTGAGTCAAGAAGAGCTTTCTCAGCTTCTTGCTTGTTTAATTCAACTTTCTGTTGCCCAGCCCTAAATTTTAAAGCTAACTCATCAAGAAACCCACCAACAGGTATGAAATCTTTTGCTTCGTCCCAAAGAGTTTGATTAGCCAAATCTTCCATCACTTGTTCAATCTCTGTAGCAAGAGCCGTGTCACCAACTTCTAAAGCTTTAGCATGATTCCATGACAAAGTATCAGTATTTTCGCCAGAAGCCCATTCAGCCATTAACTTTGTACCGACAGAAGCACCAGCACCAGTTGTAAGTATGCTTGCTAACACTCCTGCAACTAATGCTGGGTTCCTTGTAGTCGAAGCAATCTTAGACAAATAAGACTGATTTAGTCTCGATGTTTTAGTATTTTTAGCACTTTTACCAACCCTTGGACTTTTAGTCAAAACACCTTTAGCAGCTTTAGTTGTAGATTTAGTCCTAACTGTCCCAGTGTTTAGTGACCTTGATAAAGCGTTAAACGAATCTTTAGCCCTTGCCCAGTTAGTTGCAGCTCTAGCAGCCTCTAAGTTCAATTTAGTTTCTTGGAAAGATAACCCTAATCTTTTAGCTGCTGCACCAGCTGTTGCAGCTACAGACTTTGCCTCAGTTGCCTGCAAAGCGGAAGCAGCCCTTCCAACTGAAGGTAAACCTGTTGGACCAGCGGAAGCTAAAGCTATGTCGCCAACAGTAGTATCCAACCCAGTCGTAGCTTCCTCAAAAATAGGCCTATCTAAAAACGTTTGCTTCCCAGCTAAAGTTGATAAAGCTCCTCTCAAATCACCTTGAGCCAACAACTGAGCCACACTTTGCGCTTGTTCAGGCTCAATGACAGATTCTGTTACTGGTTGCGACACATCTGATTGTAAGGATGGTTCAGATGTTAATGGTTCAGTTCCAGGTGATGCAGGACCTACCACAGGTTGGTCTCTTGCAGCTTGTTCAGTTTCTTTTCTTGCTTGGAACTGACCAGGTGTTTCAACACGAACACCTTGACCCTTGAATTCTGTGGGAGACGATTTTACCGTTTCTTTCTTTTCTTTTTCCCTTACAGCTAGAGCACCTTTAGCACTCTTAGGTCTTTGGAATGAAGGCATTATTGTATACCTCCTAAACCAACACCTTGGACAGTTGTATCTTCCGGCGTGGAAGCTTGCATTGTCTCACCTTTATCTTGTGCAGCCAATACCTCATTTTCTAAACTAGCAGGGAACTCTAAATTTATCTCTAAGTTTAGTTGATTAAGAGTTTGTTCTTCAATGTACAACTGTTCTTCTTCAATTGTCTGTTCAAACGCAAGATAAGCCATCTTTGCTGCAGCTTCAGTGATCTCTTGAGAGCCTCCAACTACAATCTGAGGAACACCTGTGGCCTGGAAGAAGTAAGTGTTTAACAGTTGTATCCATGGTAACGGGTTCAAAGTTGCATTTGGCGCTACAGCTTGAACTTCAGGGACAACCACACCTTTAGGCACATAGATGTTTTCCCCTTGAGTGTAAGCTTGATCCATCTTAGTTTTATAGTTGGCTATCTCTGTCGAGTCATCAGTGTCAAGATGGAATATTATAACTGGCTTAATGTGGCGGTGCATTAACTGTTTCATGTCAGCCATTGCCTCGTTCCGTGCAAGGATAATCCACTCCACAGCGTCGATTAGACTAACACCGTGAATTTCGTCAGCAACACGGTTCCGAGATAAGTGGAAAATTTCTTCAGGCTTGAATTTAACGTTGCCAGACTTTACCTTAGAGATTTGTTCGTACCTAATAATTAACCCTTTCTGGTTTACAACAATCTTCATTGTACCAGGGTCTAAAGGTTTTAAGTTCACAAGCCGACCTCTTCTATCCCTGATAATCTCTGCAAAACTATCCCCACCAATGTTGTAAGTACGGATCATATTTTCCAAAATGGTGTTAAACGTTTCCTTACCCCATCCTTTTATTTTCAATAAAGTTAATTCTGTAAGTTCGTCAGCAGTGAAACCTTTCCCAACTGTCCAAGTAGCCTTCGCATCGATGGCAGCTTGTAACTCAGGGATAGCTTTGTAATACCCTAACTGCTGCGACCAGTTGTCGTTTAAGTATTCAGTTTCTTTTTGGTCACCGCTACCGTCAGTAACTTGACCAGCTACTGAGTAATCTGTAATGGTTGATTCAAAGTCTCCTAAAGTTGTGCTTGATATTTTTGTTTCTGGCATTTTATTGTACTATCCTCGTTGGCATAGGGAATTTTAACCTATACTCGTTTATGTCTGACCCTCCAGAGGTCCACCCTAGACTTGCATTGTTAGGGTTATGAGCTATGCTAATCGTCGCAGTGTTAGACGTGGTTGACCATACTTCAATGGTTAACCTAATGTAATCTCCTGGTTTGTAAATCTTCTGAGGATCTACTTCAAAGTAAGCAGCGTGCACTAAAGCTTCTCCAGCTGCATGGGTAAGAGTGTCACCTGTGCCAGATTCTACTTCAGTTTCAGTAGACCCGTCCCAGTGGCGCAATTTAGCAATTATGTAGATATCGTTACCGTTAGTCGTATTGTTCACAGTGACGTTCACAATACAAGGTCCCCTTAGAACAGTATGCTTATTCATCTTTACGTCAAAATCTACGTCAAGCCACTGCACCGTACCGCCACCTGATGCGGAAGCATCAGTCTTACCGGCAATTGACTGGATAAGATTAGATGGAGTCAATAGGTAAGATCCGTCGGAGTGTGCACCGTACAAAGTAACTATACCAGTACCGCTTACGATTTCATCGTAGGAATAAGATACAATGTTATCCCCTCCTCTAGATCTAAATATTGTTCCTAATACCATTTAATAACCACCTTCAATCCGCCATGACGGTAAAGCCATGTCTTTTCTTTCTTGCCAACGTCTTGTAAGACCATGAAGAGAACTCACCTCACCAATATCAATCCCGTCAACCAAAACCTTTCCAAGCATACGACCCCACTTTTCTACACGATTATCTGCGTCAACCAAAACGTGTACGTTTTTACTAAGGCACCGTTCTTTCAACCAATCTCTTGACTCGAACCCACCAGGTTCTGACAACTCTGGCGCTGCAGTGTCATTGAAACGGACCACGACAGGCTTATCTCTTCGAGCAATTTGGACAGAAATAGTGTCACCGTCGTTCACTTTCACACAAAGGCCTTCAAAATCTTCCATGATCTGGTAGAAAGGCGTTTGCCAAAAATATAAATCCAAATTTTGCCCACCCAAATTCTTGAATTGACTAAAATCAGGCCTAACAAAATCTTCAAATTCAAGCGTCATCGATGAACTTTGTATACTTCTTATCACGAAGAAGCGCCAACCCCCTCATTGCTGAATCTCTTAACACATCAATCATACTTTCAGCTTCAGACCGAGAAGTAAACCCACTCATGTCATAGTTGATCACATATATTGCTGCCAAGTTTGAGGATACTTCCTTGAGTAAACCTTTAACATCTGCATTAAGAGACGAGTATGAGTCAGAGTAGTTAACCCTGGTGTATGTGTTAATATATGATTCGACCTGAGTCATGAAATCGTTGATGTACGCTTCCACATTAGATGTAGGGCTAGCGTTAGCTCCAGCTTTACGTTGCACTTCCGCTGTTGTTGCAAATATACCCGTATCAGCCATTGTTTTACCTAAGCCACCCAAATATTTAAACGTTTGTCTTTGTTTGCCCACGCTGCACGTATTAAAGCCTCAGTTATGTGCGTATACTTGCCAAAAATCTTCAATTTTCCATCTTTGTAAGACATTTGCACCGATTTTAAGGACAAAAGTAGGTCAGGGTCGTCAAAAAGTTCGATTTGACCCATCTCCATTAGCACGAGAAGATTATTGTACAAATCTTCTTTCAAGGCTTTCTTTTTTCTCTTAGCTTCATTATCCAAGGACCTTGAAGAGTTATTGATGGCTACAACTTTCCTTTTAGTCTTAGGATCTATTAGTAAAGGGTCAAATACGCCCACACCTAACCCACCATCGTCAATATATATGCGCTTGTAGTTATAGACTTCGTTAGCTAACTTAATCCTTTTCACAGTCTCAGTCAGGTAAGTGTTTTTGGACACATCCATGTCCACCATCTTGAACCGTTTCCTCCAGTCACGTTGTAAGGTTAACAGTACTGTCTCGTCACCACCCATACGAGCTACATCTACGCCCAAGAAATGAGACTTTCCAACAAGGCGAGGTGACTTTTCCTTCTGGACCGTCATACACTTCTTGATTAACGCTGTAGGGAAAAATTGCATCAATTCGTCCACAAACTCACCAAGGTATTCTTGTGAGTACTGTAAATTGGTCATCCTTCTCTTCTCCTGGTCCAGGAAAACTTGATCTTTCCTTGGACAATCTTCGCTGCTTACATGAAACTTAGAGAATGAAGGGTTATTGAAGCAGTCATAGAAGTAACCACCTTTCCCGAAAGGAGTGGATAACAAGATAATCTTCCCTTTCGTCACTGCAAGCATAGGCGTGACAGCTGTCCAGACTTCTTCAGGAATGAAAGCTGCTTCATCTGCTATCAATAGGTCTACAGTGTACCCCCTTATACCGTACCCGCTTAACCCTGTTGGCAAACATCGTACAACTGTGCCGTTAGTCAACTGAACCTTGTGCTTGGTAGGCTTATCTTTCCCTTTCTTGATCAGATGCTTATGATTATCTATCAAGAAAGACATTACTTTCTCAAACAGAAGCTGAGCTTGCCTTTCAACGCTTGCAATGATAAGGACACTCTTCTTCTTGTGCCTGGCAGCGTAAGACGCTGCTTTGATAGCTATAACAGTAGACTTACCAACTTGTCTACCACTACGTAATACAACGTTCCCTTGGGCATCTAGAACGTCTTTCTGCCAAGGATCAAGGTCAATGTTCATGGTAGTTCTACCTGTACTATCTTGAAATGTATATGCTCTTCGTTCCGGGCAGGCCTACAATGAAACTTATTGAATTCGCAAGGGTTACAGAAGAATATGTGGTTAATCCTACAGAAGAAGAACCTAGTGTTCATTCTCTTTGCACACAATGAGCACGCAAACTCTGTCTCTGAGTACAATAAGGACCAACCTTCATCCTGGATCAAGCGAAGCTTGCCCTTCTCCTTGTTAGACATTAAATCCACCTAGACTCTTCTTTCTCTTGCTCAACCTTCTTCTGCTCGAACTGGTTCTTTAACTTCAACATGTGAGCCATAGACTCGTTATACTTAGTCTCAATGCTAGCTAGAGAAGATTCCTCTTGCTCAGCCTTCAAGTTAAGGTAAGATGTTAAGTAATCGTTTACGACTTTAGACACGTTTATCTTGGCCTCTTTCAATGCTAAGAAGACCTCGATGTCAATGGTAATCATTTTCTGAACTTTAGGCATACTATACTATACTATACTATACCTATTTAAATATATACTATACTAGGGACACACCCCTAAAAGTGTCGCTAGCCAAGCTAAGCAAAAAGCAAAGTATAGCAGAATTTGCCTGGGCTGCTGGATATACATAACAACCAAACTAACTCAAACTCGCTAATAAGAATAACATGACAGTGTAGCGAGCCTAGGCCGCAGCTGCGGCCTAGGCGCTAGCCCTGCAGGGCTAGCGCCTTAGCACGCCTAAAGCGTGCCAATATGTAGCTCAGCTGAGCTACCTCCAGCTAAGGCAGAGGAGGAGGGAGGTGAATGCCTTAGCTGTCGCCAGCTCTGCCAGGATGGCCTGCCTTTGCATCCGCCAGATAGCCCGCCAGCTTTGCTGGCCTAGCTAAAAGCTGAATACTATCTGGCCAAATAAGGCTAGCTAGCTTGGCTTGAAAGAATAGCTTAGCCAAGCTAGCTAGCCTAGCTGAGAAAGATACGCCTAGCCCTTGCCGTCTCCTACAGCCAGGGCTTTGCTTTGCGGTATGCTAGGCTTTATGCCTAGCCTCCATTAACGAGCTACGCTCGTTAAGCGTATGCTTTTACTTAAAGCTTACGCCTCCAGCGAGCGTAGCGAGCCTGTCTGTAGGTATCCTTATTTTGTTTTGTTTAGAGCTTGCTTTTGAGGCTGCAGTACGGTAACGCGTACTCTACGTCTAGTTGGTACGGACAGTACAGTTTACTTAAGCAGTAGCTGTCTACTGTCTTGCTTCTGCGTTCGCTGAACAGTGCTCCGCTTAGCGAGATGCATTTCTGTACCGTTAGCTCTAGCTGGTTCAAGCCTCTGACGGTGTTGAAAGCTTTGTTCTTCCTATACATCAGCTAGCTTCCTTTTGGCAGGGAAGGCTTGTCTTGCTTTACTTCGTTGTCTAGCCTGTCTACTATGTCTGGGAAAGCTTCATCGATAGCATCCAAGGCAGCTTGCTTGCCTCTCTCAAAACCTTCAGCCCATGTCTCGTCTTCGTAGACAAGGTTAACCATGATGATCCTACGCTTTAGCCAGGCTATGGCTGAAGCTACGTTTCCTTTAGTAACAAAGAATAAATCTTCATCGTTAGAAGATTCCATTAGCTTTCCAATGAGAGGCTCAGGGTTCATTGTTTATCCTCGAATAAATTAGGTTTAGCTTGTCTGCGTATAATTGTTTTTATATCTGCAAGTAAGCCAGCATGCTTATCTTCATCAAATTCAAAACAAATCTTCATTGACTAGCCTCCGTAGAGGGCGCCGGCTTGTCAAGCACAGCTTTCATGTAGTTAACAGATTTAATATCTGTAATGATGGTTTTAGTGATGAACCACTTGCCGTCTTTGCTGAGGCTGTATTTAACCTCAAGGATTGGGGCCTTCGCTTCGAAAGCCTGTTTTTTGTCAGTTGTCATAGGTTCCCCTCTGGACAACTCGGCCAAAAATGTAGACTTGACGAGCGTACGCTTCGATCTG